TCGCGCCGCAGTCACAAGCACAGTGCCACCACGAACCCGCGCCCTGTTTGGGCGCGTACCCTACAACGAGCAAGTTGCCGAAGCGTTTGCCCGTCAGGTCCGTGATGACACCACGCATGGACTAACCCCCGTTTACTCTTCCGCCCCTTCCCCGTGCTGGAGCATATGGAGGATCGCCATTGCCCGCTCGTGCGGCAACACGGCTTTCAACTCGAAGCTCACATGCCCAGGTGGGCCATCGGCGGATGCGATGGTGTACTCCGGCGGATCGACGCCATCAGCGAGTATCCACGCGCCATTGCCCTTCTCCGGCTGCTCGTGGACGCGCTTCGTGTACTTGCGCTTCCCGGCCTTCTCCGCCCTCTTCTTCGCCCTGTACGCGGCGTTGTACTCGCGCTGCTTTTCTCTGTCTTTCCCGCTCGCCGTTTTCCCCGCCTTCTTCTTCTTCTTTTTGACGAGCCCCGGATTGAACCGTGGGCTATCTGAGCGAGGCCGAATCATCGGCGGCAGTGGATCGAACTTACCTTCCGGCTCCAGCAATCGAGCCATAGAAACGCCGAGAACTTCCGCGATGTAACCGGCGTCCCGTTCGCTCGGGATAGGAAGATCAGCGACGACCCATCGGCGCGGCGCTTGGGTGTTACGCGGCGCGTCGTTCGCTCCGTGTGTTCCCCACAATGCCTTTGCCAGATCGACGTGTTTCCAATCTTTCTTGGGAAGTAGCTCTTGCAATGATGCCGCGATCTTTTTGGCGACCGACTCATCGGCGTCCCTTTGACTTGGCCAAACGAAATCCTTCGGCGAAGGTTTCGGGTTTGGTGGTCGTGGGCTCTTCGCATTTATGAGGCCAGGGACCTCTTTCATGTACAGCTCCTAGTTGGTGGGTGAATCAATGTCTCATGTGGTGACTTGAAGCGGTCTTCGCCGTGTTCGCTTGTCGCCGCGTGCTGGCGACCGCTTTTGTTGCATCGTTGACTATCATCGCGACGCGCTTGTCGTAGAACTCAAGTCGGTTCCCGTACAGAGTGAGATTTGCGCGTCGCGCCTTCATCGCTGCCAGCGGTTTATTCTTCCAATAGTAAGACGGACTTCGGCAGTTTGGGCAGATCATGGGCCCTCCCTTTGATCCTGTTCCTTCGGATAATTCAACGCCGCATCCTTCGACCTCGCAGATCATTTTCATCAGTTAACTCCCATGTAAAGGTGATGATCGACCCCACTCGGCGGAACGTATCAGACCGCCGGAAGGCATTCAACTAACTGTTGACTTAGAAAGGGATTTCATCCTCGCCAGAGTTGGCCGGGATTTGTCCGTTATGTTGTGGCGGTCGGCGGGTAGTTGGCCCTCCCCCGCGCCCCTCCTTCGGGGCTCGGTACTTCTCGGCTTCCTCGTCCGACATGTCGTTACCGGCGAGCCGAATGAAGGGCTCGCCGTCCTTCTTGACGTTCCATCCAGAGAGCCAAATCCAGCCGTAACCGACTAGATAGAACTTGCCTTTCCAGTGCGGGGCATTGGCTGACTTCGCATACCGGTTCTTGCCCAAATAGCCGCCGGTTTCTTCCTCGTCGCTCTTGTAGCCCAGCCTTGGGTAAAGTTTCGAGCCGGTCACTTGGCTACCCCCCGGCGGCGCTCGCCGTTGATGATCCTGAGGGCGCGGAAGTACCGTACCAACTGCTGCCTTTTTGCGGGCGTTACCGCAATGGCGTGCGTAAGACCAGCGTCGTATGCCGCCGCGATTTCCGCCCAGGTAGGCTGGACGCCGCCCCGGCGGCGCGCCCCGGCGTAGTGCATGGCGTACTCGGAGTATTCGGTCTTCACTGAGGCTCCTAAAAGATTTGCAGGCGGCTGTCTTCGTTCGGCTGGACAGTGATGGTTTGCGTGCTCGCCTCATCGCCCCGTCCGCGTCGCCGCCAGTTCCACGCCTTCACCGTCATGCGTACCTTGATGTACGTCGGCAGCTTGCTCGTGATCCGCTGCATGTCCTTGGTGAACGCCGCGCGCAGGATGTACTCGACCGTTGTGCGCGACAGGTTCTCGCCGGTGTACAGGTCGCGGAAAAAGTCGCCGGCAATCTCCTCATCCTTGCGCGAGAAATACTCATAGAGCGCGGTGCCGACACCTGCCGACAGCGGTCGATTGTCCTTCGGATAGTGCAGTAGCGTCGCGGCCCGCTCGAACAATGAAATGTGGTCCTTGGCGTACGCAATGATTTCGGTGTTGGAGAGCTTCTTGGGGTTCTTGTGCATCGAACCCTTCTCCAGCTGCTTGACCCACGGCACGGCCGACGCCACGGCCTTGACCACGTGTTGCGGGTACTCGTGGAAGTGCAGACACAACGCATCGGAGCTGGTGCGTACCGCGCCCGTGTCGATGGTTGAGAATGCCGCCGCGCTGATCCCGTAGACCACCATCGACTTGATGGCAATGCCGGCCTCGATGATGGCTAACAAACGATGCTGCCCATCTAGTACCTGCTCATCCTCGGCGATCACGATGGCCTGACCATTGACCTGCCAGTTACCGCTCTTGATTTCGCTCGCGAGGAATTCCACGTGCCGTTTGCGCACCGGCCGGTTGCGCAGGTTGCAGCGCAACCAGTTAGTCGCATCGGACGGCGTGATGGTCACGACCTCGGCCACGATCCCATCGATGCCGTGAATTTTCGCGGCGTGTTTCAACTGAATGATGTTGCTGCTCACGGTCGGCTCCTACTTGCTTTCTGATTGGTTTTCGTTACCGTGCGCGCCATGTCTTCACGCGCTGCACAAAATGATTCGCCTGGAACGACATCCCCTGCCGGGGCCTTTGGTTTGCAACCCTCAGCTGCTCGCCGCCGTTGAGCGGCAACTAGCGCGCGTCGGTATTGCTCTGCACAAGACCGGTGACACCACTTGTGTCCTATGGCGGCACCCCACCAGTACGGCCAGACATCCGCCGCCACCATCCCCGGCTGACGGCAGACCACGCACTGCTCGTGTCTGACGGGTGCCGCCTCCGGAATGTCCTTACGACGCGGCCGACGCACCGTGAATGACCTCACCGGTGTCCGGGTCCACCAGTAAATCGCCTGTACCGCCGTCTACAGCGTCCTGTACGCCCCCTGTCTGGCCGGCCGGCCCGCCGGCCGCGATGTCGTCAAGTGCCGTCCTGCGGCGTCGTGCCTTCGTTTCCGGGCCCGCCGCCGCTGGCTGCGGCTCCTCGCCCTCGTCGGCGATTACCTGGCCCTCGATCACCCGCCCGCCCTTGTCCAGCTCCTCGTGCAGCTCGGAGAGCCGGAACGCGTTGTTGGCGGTCGTGGACAGTGGCAGCAACTTGGCCAGCCGGCGCAGGGCCGTCTTCTTGGCCATCTCGTCGTAGTTGTCGGTCCAGGCTGGCCCGTTGGCGGCCTGCGACTTGGCGCGGATCGCATCGACCTGGGCCTTGGTCATGACGACGCGGTTCGCGATTCCGCCGTCGCGGTACTTGGCGAGCGCGTACACCGCCACCATCGGACCACGGTCCTGCCAGTTCACCATCGACTCGAAGTGCGAGTTATCGCCGAGTACGTACAGCGTCTTGTCGTTGGCGCAGATGATTTCCGCCTCAACGAAACCGATGTCGCCCTGACGCGCGAGCTTGATGAGACCTCGATAGCCGGGGACCAGCGTGACTTTGCCCTTGAACGGGACGAAGTACGCCTCGCCCAGCTGCGCATCGGGGAGCAACCCCAGCTGCGCGCTCGACACGACGGCCGCGAACAGTGAGTTGCGCTCGTACTTGAGCAAGTCCGGGTTCTGCTGGATCGCGGTCATCGCGACGCGCAGGAACTTGTCCACCGTGACGTGCGGCGGCAGTGCGCTCTTCAACTGCTCCTGCATCGACGGCAGGTACAGCTGAGACCTAATTAGTTCGATGGGCTTGGCGGCGGGCTTTTGTGCTACGACGGAGTTCATGGTTCTCCTCCAACGGTTGAGGGTTGAGTTCCGCCAACGTCGCTCGCGGCGGGAGCTTCAGGTACACATCGATGAGTTTCAGAACGGTGTTGACCGAATCCGTCCAGCACGCCGCGTACCCTTGGGCGCGTGCCAGCTCGAGAAAATTCACCTGTGAGTCAGTCGGCCGGCGCGGCGGCACTTTCAGTTCGACTAACAACCCGTGGTACACGCCGCGCGGGATCAGCATCACGATGTCGGCGACACCGGCGCGCGCGCCGAGTGCGTGGAACATGCCGGCCGTATGCTCCTCGCGGCGCAGTAGTTCGAGCGGCACGTGGAAGCACAGCGGGCCAATCTGCGGGTAGCACTTGTCGATGTATTCCACCGCGGCCTTTTGCATCTGCCGTTCGCGGTAGATCAGTCCTGGCTCGGGACCAAGACCCAGGTTCATGTAGAGCGCGTGCTGTCGCGGCAGAAGATCCACCGCGCCGCTGCCATCGACCCACTTGAGCGCGGCTTTCGGGAGCCAGCGCAGTCCCGGCTTTGGGCGGCGCTTCATGCTGATTGCGCCTGTCGATCACGAAGCGCCATCAGGTTGTCCAGCACGCGCATCGGCCGCAGCTCCGCCAGTCGGCGCACGTGCGTCGGCACGCGGAGCTTTTCGACTCGCATACACTGAACTAGCTTCGGGTCTTCCCAACCGATGAGCGTCACGCGCTTGTCGATGCACTGCGCGAGCACGAAATAATCCGCGCAGGTGGCGAACGAGAATTTTTCGGCCTTCACCAGCAAGTCATTGCCGGAGGCGTCACGGGTTTTGACATCGAAGGTCAGCCGCACGCCGCCGATGAATACCTCGAAGTCGATTCCGCCATCACTGCCACGGCGAACGGCTCGAATCTGCTCGTACCCAAGGCCGTACTTGTCGGCGAACGCCACTTCGCCACGCACGCCGCAGATTTGCCGCGCCAGCGCAGGACCGTAGTGATCGGTGTTGCGCATGTCAGTGTTCAGGTCAATGCGCGCTTGCGCAATGAACTCGATTTCCTTTTCGCTCATCACAGGTACTGCTCGAAGCCGGCGTACCCGACCCAATCAAACTGATCCGGCACGCGCTGGCATCGCAGGCGGTCACGCATGACCTCCTCCTCGATC